CTGGGAAGCCATTAGGTGCTAGACCGTCCCCAACCAAGTAACCCTGTTGGTCACGTCTTGGTGTAACACGAGTAAGGTCTGAACTATTAATTGCGTCATCACCTACCAGGCTTGTGTCATCAGTAGTTTTACCTTTAGGATTAAGTGCCTTACCGTTTTCATCAGTAGGAACAACATAGAATCTACTGGTATCGTAACCACTTTCAGGAACTTCTGCTTCTGCCTGTGCAATAATAGCATCGTTAAGTTCAATGTTTTTGTTGTATTGACTTAGTAAGTCTGCAAGACTTGTATCAACACCAGTTTGATTATATTCCTCATCGGTGCTGGCATTAATTTTATTAATGATGTCCTTGTATTCTTGACTGTCTACAAGCGGTGTTACTTTACAACGCCATAAGTGACTCCACCAACTAGCACTAAAACCTTGTGCGTCTCTAGTTGCATCTTGTACAACATAGTAACGTTTTAGTGTTGCAGGTAGTTCCTCGTCAAGTGGATGATAGTCTACTAAGTTTTGGAACTCTAGGACGTCGCCGTTCATGATCTTACGTCCTAGTATATTAACCATTTCGTTGTAGTGAAATGTAATGAATACTGTATCACTGGCGTTCATTAAACCAAACTGTGTTAGATCAAAGTCCTGACTTGCAGGAGTGTAGACGCCACGCATATTATAAATGCTAGTATCATACTTGCGGTCTCTATTCTCTAGGAACAAGAAGTCCTGTATGTTTTTTTCACTTTGATTGGTATAATTAGGTTTTGTTGCGTCTGCTAGGTCACCAGTCTCGCCACTAGCCGCATCTGGACCCAAATATTTGTGTATATTGATGCCCACTCCACCCACAGTAAACATTTCGTTTATGTTTTGATCGAAAAATTTGTAGTCTGCGGTATGCTTACCGTCTTTCCATAAACTTAGTCTGGGCACTATTTTAGTCCTTATTGCTATATTTATGTAATTGACAACTGGTCGGAGTGGTTGTATAATTACTTTAAATAACTGTTATAGAGGGATTAATATGGCAACTAAAACAAAAGCACCTAAAAAGTCTAAGATAGTAGATGTTAGATTCACTCCAGAACAGCAAGCTCAATGGTCTGAGTCAGAACGTAAATTAGAAAAAATTAAGATGTTTAACGAACTGAACTACGATTACACCAACAAGGATCTAAAGCCTGACGTTATAGCCTGGATGCAAGACTCTAACGACTATAGTGCTAATCAAATAAAAACGTTTAGTATCGCTCCAGACAACTGGTGTTCAGCAAGTTTGTGTCACTTAGCAAGAGCTTGGCGCAACGGATGGATACTAGATGACCACGAAAAAAGTTACATGAAGACGTCTATTGCACAATATATAAACAAATTCATTGATGTAAAAGAACAACAGCCTAAAGAGAAAAAGTCTGCAACTCCTGAGTTAACTATTCAAGATAGGATTAAACTTAAAATTAACGAACATATCGGACACTTTGAAGAACAGCAGGATTTGTTATCCACAGTGGGTAAGGTAGATCCAAAAGCATTTGCCTATCTAAAGAAGCAGAACGTCCCACAAAATATGCTTAAAGGTATTGCACAACCGTTTATTGAGCGTTTAGAAGAGTGGAAAGAAGCCAAAGCAGGTACTTGCGAGGATCTTAAGGAAGGTTACAGTCACTGGCAAGCGAAAGACTACAAAAAGTATTTCGCCTTTGTGGAAGCAATATTGGCAGATATAGATGCATACACTAAAACTAAGAAAGCAGTTAAGGTTGCTAGGGTTAAGAAAGCACCTAACAAACAAAAACAGGTTGCTAAAATGAAATACGCCAAGGACAATACAACATACAAGATTGCAAGTGTTGATCCTGTAACGGTTATAGGTACTACAGAGCTTTATGTGTTTAATGTTAAGACACGTAAGTTAGGCAAGTATGTTGCTGATACTCACATGGGTGTACTAGGTGTTAAAGGTACAACAATAGTTGGCTACGACACTAGTTTAAGTACTCAAAAAACACTACGTAAGCCCGAGAGACAACTGCCAGACTTTATGGGTAGTAGTAAAGGAAACAAGCGCAAGTTCTTAGACGGTATCAAGAGTGTGGAAATTGCACTCAACGGCAGAATCAACTCAGACACAATTCTGTTGCATGTACAATAAATACATGTAACAGGATTTTAAGATGGCCACACTTATAGAAAAAAGACAAGAGATAGAAAACTATATTAACCTTAGACTAGGTGGTCAAATGGTTGATGTAGAGCTAGACAAAGAACACTACGACTTAGCAATTAACAATGCTCTTATACGTTTTAGGCAACGTGCTGACAACTCACAGGAAGAAAGTTATTCGTTCCTAAGTTTAGTTAAAGAACAGCAAGAGTACATACTACCTAGTGAAGTACAAGAAGTACGTCAGGTATTTAGACGTGGTATTGGTAGTGTAACAGGTACTACTGCTAGTCAGTTCGAGCCTTTTGCAAGTGGTTACTTAAACACCTATATGCTAGTTGCTGGTAGAGTTGGTGGTTTATTAAACTATGAATTGTTTACACAATACCAAGAATTAGCAATGAAAATGTTTGGTGGCTTTATAAACTTTACATTCGATAGAAGCACAAAAAAACTTACTATTGTGCGTAAGATCCCACAAGACGGTGAAGATGTTTTATTATGGACATATAACTACAAGCCCGATGTAACAATGCTAAATGACCATATGATTTTTCCTTGGGTGCAAAATTATGCACTAGCAATGTCAAAACACATGTTAGGCGAAGCCAGAGAAAAGTTTGCTCAAATTGCAGGGCCACAAGGCGGTACGTCACTAAATGGTGCTAGCCTTAAAGGTGAAGCAAACGCAGAAATGGAACGTCTTGAAGCTGAAATACAAAACTACTATACTGGCAATACACCAATGTGGTGGGTTACAGGCTAGACTTCAATGCAACTTTAGTTTATAATAACTAGATGCAAAAACAAATTATAGGCATCGTAGGACTTATCGGTTCAGGTAAAGACACGATTGCAGACTACTTGGTAAATTTTCATGGTTACAGACGTGACAGTTTTGCTAACACACTTAAAGATGCTGTTAGCACAATATTTGATTGGGATAGAGATCTTGTGGAAGGACGCACAACAACTGCTCGCCGATGGCGTGAGCAAGTTGACGAATGGTGGTCGCAACGATTAAACATACCTAACCTTACCCCTCGTTATATATTACAGCAATGGGGTACAGAAGTTGTTCGTAAAAGTTTCCATGATGACACTTGGATTGCTAGTTTAGAGAATAAACTACGTAAAAGCGAAGACAGCTCTGTTATAACTGACTGTAGATTCCCTAACGAAATAAAAATGATTAAAGAACAAGGCGGTAAGGTCTTACGAGTTTGTCGAGGAGAAGATCCTGAATGGTACGAAACAGCCGTTGAAGCAAATAGAGGAGATAAAGAAGCACTGGACTTAATGAAAAAATATTACAAAGTTCATATCAGCGAATGGGCTTGGGCCGGAGCAAACTTTGACTTTACAGTACACAATAACGGTAGTATAGATGAACTATATGAAGTTGTTAGAAATCTGGTAGTACCCCACTAGGACGCCATCCTAGTTTCATATCACTTACTTCAACACCACAATTTAGGCATACACTAGCAAGATTACTTTTGTTATTGTTACCTAAATCTCCATCAATATGCCAGACCATGATTTGTGCTTTGGTTTTAGATTTAAATCCACACTTCTCACACTGGCTCTTTTTCTTGTAACCTGCTTTATGCCAAGCGGGAATTTTTGCTGGCTCTTTTTTGTTGCGTCTAATACAGGTGTCACACCGTGTACGATAATAGATTTTATCATTCTTTTTATAGTTTACAGCCACTTGATTTTTATTGCAAGCGGGACAGATTCTACGTTGCATATACTTATTTAATGGATACCTTTAAAAGGGCATTTAATAGTGCCCATTTTAAGTATATTCAATAAATACTACTAATTAACTTATTGAGGATTACTACGATGGCATTAATTTCACCTGGAGTAGAAGTAACAGTTACCGATGAAAGTAACTATGCGCCAAATGCGTTAGGTACTATACCCCTAATCGTAATAGCGACAGCACAGGACAAATTGAATCCCTCTGGAACAACTGCTACAGCAACTACAGCCGCAAACGCCGGCAAGCTAGTAGCCGCAACAAGCCAGAGAGAACTTACAAGCCTATTCGGTACTCCTACTTTCTATAAGACAAGTTCAGGTACACCAATTCATGGTTACGATATCAATGAATATGGACTAATGACAGCTTATAGTTTACTAGGTGTATCCAATAGAGTTTACATGATTAGAGCAAATGTTAACACAGCAGAATTAGTTGGTACTACAGTACGTCCTACTGGAAGTCCTGCTAATGCAACATACTGGTTAGATTTGACAGATAGTTTATGGGGCATTTTTGAATGGAACTCATCAACACAAACATTCACAAATAAAGTACCTAGAGTTATTACTAGCACATCTGACCTAACAGGCGGTGTACCAAAAGCAAGTCTTGGTAATATCGGCGATTATGCTGTAGTAACAACAAACACAAATAACCCAATTTATCTTAAGAAATATACAAACGCTTGGGTATTAGTTGGAAGTACAGGTTGGATGACCGCCAGCCCAACAGTTAGTGCTACAGCGTCTAACCCAACTTTAACATCTAGTGACGCTATTATTATTAATGGTACAACAGTTACATTAACTGGTACAACTGTTGATAGTTTAGTAAGTGATATCACTACTGCGGCAATTACAGGTATTAGTGCATATAACTCAAGTGGTATTTTACAAATTTTTGCAGACAATACAGCAACATCAGATGGTAGTACAGCAGACGGCGCTATTGCTATTAGCAACGGTACAGGCACACCATTAACTGATT